ATTATCTAGTGTATGTAACAATGCGCCTGTAGATACATTGAAGATATATGCTTTGCTTTCATATATTGCGCTAACAATCGCATAGTTACCTGATATTGCAGCACTATAGCTAAAACGGTCATTTGCACTTGTACCATAAGCATTAGGATTATCTAGCGTCTGTAACAGTGATGCTGATAAACTTGCCGGTGCGAATAGTCCGCTACCGTATATACCACAGTCAACATCTGTTATATTAACTGCTGGAACATTTCCACTTAAGTTACTTAAGTCAGAACGAATAATTTCATACCCGCCAGCTTCGACACCATCATGTACGACAATAGTATCTTTGGTGGTGTTAATAATAACCTCACCTTCAGCGCCACGATATGCATCGCTTTGGGTGGTAGTACCACGCTTGAATTGTATTTTTGAGGCCATGATGGCAAACTCCTATTTTTTATTTTTCTTTTTCGGTTTTAAAGATTCTATTTCTTTTTTTAATTCGGCAATCTCTGCCATAAGTTCTTTAGCGCCACCTGGTGCTATTGGAGGATGCGACCAGTTTTCTAATTTTTCGATTCTATTAGCAAGATTTGGGTATGCTTGGGCCCATGCAATTTCTTTCTTTGCTATATTTATATCATACTTCTTTGCAAGATATTCCATGAAGTTATCTAGCTTCGTTTGAAACCATCTGCCCATACGAGTAGACAAAAACCACTTACCGAAAGCGGAACCAAATACACCAGTTATTGCTGCTCGTACTAACAGAATCCACATTAGTCATTGTCCTCTAGATATCTACAATACTCATCCATGCTGTGGTCACGAACGCCGTCAAATACTGTGCCGTTCTTCCAAGCTGCTCTACGACCACGCCAACCGTCTTTGAATCTCTGCCACCAAGTCATCTTACGGACATTACCATAGAAGTTGATGTAACATAGTTCGCCGTGATGCTTGTACCAAAGTAGTGCTGGTGGCATTGAAGGAACGATGTCATTGTTATTCACGCAGCGATAGTGAGGAACTTTAAGTTCTTTGCCCTTAGACGGAGTTGCGTTTCGTGGACAACCATATGTGTAGAGTGCTTCTGCTGTTGGGTAATGAAAACAGAAGATAGAAGCAATCGCTGCTCCTAAACTATGTCCTGTTACAAACACTGGACGCTTCTTGCGTCCCATGAGTTTCGCTACTTCGCCATGCACTTTGAGTTCTAGCTTTTCGTACTCTTCATAGAAACCTTCGTGAAAGCCTCTTTCGTGAGTCGCTTCTAAGTCAGCAAAGACATCGCTCTTTTCTTTTGGCTCAGTGCCACGAAATGCTACAGTGATGCGTTCTTTATTACCAAGAACATATGCTTGTGCGCCTTCGATGTCAAAAAACTTAACAGAGGTAAAGCCTAGTGCTTTCCATTCTTTGCGTACTTCTTTGTCTAGGTCTTTGTATGCTAGTCTTGCGATACATGCGTGATGATGAAACTCAGTTGATAACATTATACGTTCTCCAATCTTTCCATTAATCTTTCAGCACGATTCGTCACTTGGTTATACCAGCGTGAATCTCTTCCTTCTTTTGCTGCTTCTTTCCAGTCGCCTTCTGCAATTGCGGCATTAAACTTCTTGAAACCAGAGAGACGAGGACGTCCCATGTTGAACATCATGTTAACCAGGATCTGCTGGACCTCGTCTGGTAGGTCTCCAAATGCCCCTTCTCCGTATAGAGTTCCACACTCTCCGATTGCAATATCGAGATCTCGCTCAAAACATGACCTGACTCTTTCTTCAGTAACTGGAGTTCCAACTGGCCTTCCGAATTCCTCGTCACTCTCGAGGATAAGATGACCGACTCCAAAGGTTGGGAGTCCGAGATGGTCGAGATAGATGTCATACACCACTCCCTCGTCTATTTTTAGTTGATTAAATACTGCTTCTCTGTTCATTTAAAAATGCTCCAAAAGATAATCTAGTCTGGTCTTCTTGTAGTCCCATGCCACTACGAGTAGCTTGAAATAATTTTTTAGCGTGTTCATCAGATGCATTAGGATGCAAACCTGACTTGAATGATTTATAATCGTTGTTAGATGCATGCGCTCGCATCTTTGTACCACTAACACCTTCTGTACCTTCTGCGTCTGGATCTCTGTGACCTGCCGAGACTACTTTGAGGTGTTTAAAATGATACGCTCCGTTAGGGCCATTGTATTTATCAGCGAGTTTTTGAAACTCTTCTACTCTGTCAGACCCTGCGACCATTGTTACATGAGAATATCCTTCTTTGTGCATCTTGGCTAAGTGTGCCATGAAGTGAGGATGTTCTTTGCTTGACGCTTCAACATTTGCATTTGGGTGTATGTGCTTCACATAATCAACTTTGTGCTGACCTGATAAAGGATTCTTGTGCTTGTCCTGTGAGTGACTCACGATTACTTTATGATCAGCACCGATTTTGTCAGCAGTCTTCATAACGTGGTCAACAACTTTACTGTGTCCAGCAGTAGGTGGATTGAACCTCCCGAAACTGAATACCATATGCTTATCAGCCATTAGTCACCTGCCCTCGCAAAGTTTGCGGCACTGAATTCGTGTCTGTGTACAAGTTTAGAAGGTTTGCCATTGTGATGAACAACATAGCCTTCAGGGTTCGCAGGAGCTCCTGCTATTTCGTGTCCGATTGTATTATGTGAGTTAAGAGAATCTGTCAGAACACCTTTAGCTTTCTGCAAGTGTTGCTGCATCGCAATAGCACCTTCAATATGTGCTTTGTTTGCCTTAACGTGCTTCATAGTATCATCGTGTGTCTTAGTATGTTTTGCTTTCGCTGCTTCAGTCTTTACACCTGCTACTTTCTTTTTCATTGTAGTGGAGTAATGTTTAGCGAACTCTTCGTGCGAAGGAGTTGAACCGTCACGTACAGTAGCATTCATATATGTCTTCAAAGGAACAATATGCTTACCTACTTCAGCGTGTCCTTCTTTCGGCATCTTTTTAAATTCAGAGACAGCGTTGTCTAGATGCTTCTTGTATTCTGCTTGGTGAGAAGGAGTGTACACTGCCTTAGATACATCGTGGTGAATAGGCAGTTGGTGTACATCTTCATGGTCTTTTAGCTCAGGTACGTGTCCTTGCTTGACTTTCATATCCTCAAACTTATTGCCTTCGTATGCAGTGTGAACAGCTACACCCAGTTTAGAATTGACTGCTTTTCTAGCATGTTCTGAATTAGAAGGATGATGATATGTAATTGTGTTTGTCTTGTATGATACACGATCACCTTCGTGCTTAACATCTCCAGCATGCATAATGTCTGCTTGATATACACCTTTGCCATCATGTACTTTGGGCAGATGCTCAAGAGCTGCTTTTAGCTTTGATACTAGACCCGGAGCGTGTCCGTGATTTTTTTCAATGTCTTCTGGTGTGTAGTTTAGCTTAGGATTCTTATTGAATACAGATTTAGATCCGACAAAGAATTTGCCATTTTCAGGATGTGTGCCGAAAACAACAGAAGGACTACCATCATACTTCATAGTAATCTTTGTGTTGTTTTTGACTCCTCTCAACTGGTCATGCACGCCGTTTAGTGTTTGGAAAGCGTGTGCAAAGCCTTCTGACCCACCGTGAATAACATGATCTTCCACATGTTCAAGGTGCTTGAGTTTGTCATCAGACGCTTCTTCAGCTAAAAATTTTGTAAATTTCATCATACTTGTATTTATAATAATCTAGAATACTGAAAGTTTATTTTTTCTGTAACTGTACCAATCAATTGTGATTCGGGTGGCATGGCGTTTGGTATTTTGATAGTCATAAGTACATCATCATAAGTTGTTTTATCTACAGAAGCATCTATCATGCATTTTCTAGCGCCACGTACTACAGTGAAGCCTAAATGTTCTTGCATTTTTGATGGTTCAGTGATGACTTCCAACCTATCTATAAACTCACGATCACCATGATGCCAACCAGTAAATGATTCATCGTATCCGCCTGCTTCCCAGAACTTGTCTTTACTCACCGCAAATACATTAGGATGCCCTGGCCAAGGGGTGTAGATAAAAGATGCAGAAGAGTAGAAAGCGAACTTGTATAACTTTTCAGGGTTGAAAGTTACTCGCTTTAAAAAAGCGATAGTCTCGGGAGAGAAATGACAATCTATGTCTGAGAATAAAATCATCTCACATCTAGCAAGTTCTGCTATGAGATTACGACAACCGTGACTGTTGAAACCCAAATCTTCATCTACTCGCCATAATTGGAAGTTGGGATAATCGAAGTCTTTGACAATATCGTATGCAGGAAATTCTTCAGAACCATCATCCACAAGTATTATTTCAACTTGATGTGGATAATGCTTCCAAAGATTTAGTTGTTGCCTAAGTAGTTCAGGTTCATTGTAATAGGTATAACCTAGTGTGAACCTACAGTCCTTTGATGCCATCCATTGCTTCCGTCACATCAATTTTAGTAACATCTTCTGCTGGGAAGTCAATCGTTCCGCCTTCTTGAAGCTGAAAGTTTTCACCGTGAGTCAGTGAATTATTATCATATAATTCAAACCCGGCATAAATTTCTTTGACATCTACTTCTAACTTGCCTTCAAGAATATGTTGAAACTTGCTTATTGCCACTCCAACGTCTTTCCATTTAGGCTCTTTCTTAAAGCGTTCAATGATATACTCATTGCCATCCACACATCGCCACATTGGAACTTCCATACTTCCAATATTTTTAAAAACTTTAGTGCAGGCTACTAGTTTTAACATTTGCATAATACTCCGGGGACCTCTCAATTTCTGTTAGACTTACATTGTATTTAGTCGCCAGATTTTTAGCTGTCGTATCCCAATAAGATTTGAAGCTAGGGTCAATTGTTTTGCGTTTAGCAATTACAACCTTTGCAATCTTACGTTTCACATCATCATCAGTCATATCAAGCCAATCCTTTAAGAAATCATCTAAGACGTTATTGTGCCACATCGTCACATGGCTCCACGAGATCGTCACCTGAATCACAAGAATCCAATAAATCAGCCATTATCAGTTCTTGTCGAGCATCAATCCATTCGTACCAACCATCGTCTTCCCACGGATCATACTCTTCAGGGTCTTGATCCGGTAGTGCAGCTTTGCATCGATACGCAACCAACTCTTCATAATACTCTTCATCAGAAGCAAGAAACGAATCGTGATACACTGCTGCTCCTACAAATCCCCAACCTTCGTCAGTGTACTTGCAAGTAAGTTTCACATCAGGATCAAAGTCCATGAGATGATCACCTAAATGCTCAATAAAAGGTAGTACGGCACTCCATGCTGAGGTCACAGATGCATAATCTTCACTGCCATCTTCAACATACGCCCATTTAGCACCTATGCTGTTCATATCAACTTGACCGTCTTCGTCTCTTGGTAGAAACTCTGCGTCTCTTAAGCCTTTATCTTCACTGAATATAGAAGAAAAAATACTCTCAAACTCAGCAGTTGCTGCCTTGTTACCGACTACGGTTATAAAGTTGTCAACATGATTTGCCATATTACCTCCTAATGAATTTAGATGGGCAGTTTCGCATCATGCCCAGGACATT